GGTTCGATGACTATAGACCTGCTGGTCTTCGCGTTTTTAGGCACGAATTGAAGTCGTCCGTGGTGCCGGGCTACATTGACTACAAAAGAGTCTTCACTCTCTTGTGTCGCATGTAGCGAAGCCCACATCGGAGTCTCATAAAGAAACTCAGAAACGAACGGCAACATATCGTGACTACACCCTAAATCAGCACTAAGCTTTGCCCTAGGCATAGCTACCGCTGACTTTACGTTGGTGTTTGCTCCCGGACCGAATTGAAATTTGAATTCGTCGAAAGGAGGAACCGTACCAAGGATATCACAGATTTTTCGCTCGGCGTAGTGAAGTACTACGTCAACGCGCGCATCCCTTTTAGAAGGTTTGCGCCTGTGGTACGCGAGAGTGCGGTTCACCTCAAGACATTTCAATTCGCTCTGCGCAAATCTCTCTGCAGCTACCCTGCTTTTGTCAACCCCCAGGTTTAAATCTTCCAATTTCTGGAAGAAACCCTGGATCTGACGGGCATAAATAGCGTCATTGAGATCGATCTCGTTATAATCTAACGAATAGTTGATCAACTCTAGGTAATTACCATCTTTCCGCAGCTGATTAAGCTGTTGAGAGACGGGTCCGCCTAGAGATGCGCAGATATCAGAGAGAGTCCCCAGTAGTTCAAGAGACTCGGGGTATGGCCTTGCTTTAATCCAGCTCATGACAACTCCTTTATTGGTTGTCTGATACCAAATAGTATCAGTTGGTTGTGAACGAATGTTTAGTTCGGTTTCACGGCGGCCACGAATGCATTGGTGATCGGGAGTACCGAGTTAACGAATGCACTGCCCGCGGATGTGTTCGCGAGTGTGCCCGTTCCTGAGGTACTTGATGCACCCTGCAATATACCAATGATCATCTTCAAGCCGTTCGCACGATCCTGAGAGGTGCTACGCCCATCCGCAAACATCGTAAAGATGAACGGAGTGACATAAGCAACTTTCGGAGGTGCGACATAGCCTGCAGATGTTCCACTGGCACCCAGAGTCTCCATAGTGGGGACTTCCAACTTTGCAGTTATTTTAACCCCGCCGTTCTTGATCGGGTCTTCGCTAACAGTTAAGCGAATTTGACCGGCCAAGGGCACGTTAGCAACCGTCCCTCTCCATACTGGATTGGGAGTATCGGTTACAGGAATGAGTGTAAACTCAGTCGGGGTAGCTGCATCGTCTTTGACAAGAATATTTGTCATAGTGGACATGATAGTCCTTCCTTAAGGTAAACATACGGAGTCCGTATGGTTCGCATTACGAGAAATTCGGAATGCGTCATGCGACAACTTGTCGTAATAGAGCAAGAGAGTTCCATAGCCGGTTTGTCCCAGATATTTTAGGGATGTTAAACTCGGGTTTTGGAATTGGAAGTCCTGTTTGGCTCCCGCGAGACATTTGCACTGCAGACATGTCGGTAGATGCTCCGGCATAATATGCACGCATACCTCGGCGGGAACTTACGTTTTTTCTCACTTCTGTGACTAAGAACTTCCCAGTGATACTTGGTATGATAGATAAATCATCCAAATAGGTACCAATAGGAATGAACCAGTCACAAATGAAGGAAAACGGTAGGACTTCCCATGCCACGGAGGCGGGGTCTAAGAGACCTAGTTGCCTGGGAAGAGATAGCTGTTCCTGCAATACCACAATTATGCTAGTGCGAGCAGTACGCTGGCAATAGCTTTGGTATATAGCAGGAGCTATACTCGGATCAGGATAGATCTCTTTAACATCATCGCCTTTAGGGTATGTTACAGTATGTCGGATCTGATTCGGAGGATTTAAATTCACGGCTAAAGCTTGAGCCGCGTCATGTACATCCTGAAGAAGAGGACTCCAACCATACTGAAGCTCTAACCATGCGTCAGCCATGTCACGAGTAGTGACCGGCCTAGCATGCTTCGACCCACTTCGGGGGGAAACCCCTAGGTGCCGGGCAGCATCGGTAATGTTACCATGTTTTAAGGACCGAATACTGCGTGCTATACGTGCGGCAGTGGAGCTAATCATATCCAGGGTAAGGCCGATTTGGGCGTTAGAAACAGCTAAGTTATAGCTGTGACCGCGCACCCTATCGGCTAACCTAGATAGAAGCTTCAGAAATTCGTTTGAATCAACGGATAGAAAGTTGTACGCATAATAATCGTACATCAATATACCGTTGACGGATTTCTGTCTCGTAGAACGTCGAGCGCTCATGGAATAACTATTCCACTTTGCGTTCGAGCGTTTGGATAACACCCTCACTCTCGCGGGAACATAACGTTCAACGCGGTAGCGATAAAGGGTGCGGCCAAACGAATCTTTTACTCGGACGATCTTTCCCACCTTATGGGCAGGTCGATCAACCTTGTAATAGTACGTCTTCGAACCATCTGCACCGGACCAGGTCTTAGTATCGAAAAAATACGAAGATTCTGTCCCGATCGTATATGATCCCGTAGTCATGACACTGCTCTCCAGCAGTGCCAATCAGAACACATTACGTGATCTGGGTTACAAACCCATAAACAATAAGGTCTGCAACACTGACCATCATAGCAATATGATGGCGGGAATGAAAATTTCCCAACTTGCGAACCATCCGGAACGAGAAAGCAATTTGGACGAACATACGTTGCTTTAAGCAAGTGGTACTCTTTCGTAATATACGTGTCGCGCTGCAATGGAGGTGAAATCCATTGAAGTATGACAACGATAATTACTATAAGAACCGCGAGTAAAAGGATACGTATATAAGACATGATTGATTCTCCTAACGGATG